TAAATATTTGTGAACAGTTAGGCCAAGAACCTGACCCTACAAAAATGCCCCCTGAGATGGAAGACTATCCATCAGAAGTTCAGGAGGCATTTTTAGTACATTCGTGCTTACCAGATAGATGGGACGGTATGAGTGGTATGTTTATGGGAAAAGACTGGTCTGCCTTGGGCGCATTATTAGATGTTTTTAAAATCGAAGATAAAAAGACAGTTGTTTGGTTCTTAAAAGCTATTGACGATAGAAACTCAAATTCAATAAATGAAAAAGTCTCTGAGAGACAAAAGCGAGCCGATACAAAGGCGAAAATGAAGAGCTAAATGAGTAAGAAAATAGATGGCGGAACCGTTGAAATAAAAGGTAAGGCTGATTTAAAAGACATAATTAACCAAGGAAACAAAGCAGGTAAAGCCTTAGACAATACTAAGAAATCTGCTCAATCCGCTGATAGACAACTTAAAGGAGCTGCAAGGGCTTCTTCTGGCGCATCCAAAAACTTCTCAAAAATGTCACAAGGGATCACAGGTGGTCTCGTTCCAGCATATGCTACTCTAGCAGCTAACTTATTCGCATTAGACGCAGTATTTAGATTTCTGAAAAATTCAGCAGACTTTCGTGTATTAAAAGAAGGTCAAATGGCCTTTGCAGCTGCTACTGGTGTCGCTTATCAAAGTTTAGCAAGAGATTTACAGACAGCTACTCGTGGAATGATTAATTTCAGAGATGCTGCACAAGCAGGTGCTATTGGTAGAGCCGCAGGATTATCTGCAGGACAACTAAGAGAACTATCAGAAGCCGCTTTTACAGTTTCCGTTGCACTCGGTCGAGATGTAACAGACTCATTCAATAGATTAGTAAGAGGTGTTACTAAAGCAGAACCAGAATTACTAGACGAACTCGGTATCATATTAAGACTAGAAGAAGCAACGACAAAATATGCAGCTTCTCTTAATCTAAATAAAAATCAACTATCCATTTATCAAAAGTCACAAGCAGTTGTAAATGAAGTACTAGATCAAGCAGAGAAAAAGTTTGGTAAAATTAATGCAATCATGGAGCCTAATGCCAATGCTATATCTCAATTAGGTGTAGCGTTTGAAGAAGCTATTGATGCAATGAGACCTTTAATTGCTTTCTTCGCAGAAGGAATTGCAAAATTTGGTAAAGCAAATATAGATGTTCTTGTACTAGCAATTTTAGGGTTTGCTGGAGGTATTATAAATTCAGTAATTCCAGCAACTCATACATTACAAGCAGCCCAGGCGGAACAGACAGCAGACTATGAAGCAAGATTAGAAAGACTAAGAATAAAACAAGAACAAGTAAGACAATCAAAATTACAACTAGCTAATACTCCAATAGCACAACAAAACTTCATGGCTGAAATGGGAGATAGAAAGATTGGTGGACAAGTAGGAAAAGACTTGTCGGAAGGTAACGCTTTATCAGGACAACAAGTTGGTAATCTTAAATCTCAATTATCTAGAGGAGTAGGTGCTTTTTCAGATATGACAGCAAGCCAGAAGGAAGTTGTTAAAAACACTCTAGACGATATGAAAAAGAATGGCGGTAAAATGTCAAAAAGCATGAAATTAAACATGCAAAAAGCAGGTATTAGCGTCAAGATGTTTGGAGAGACAACCAAACTAGCAGGTATTGGAATAAAAGGCGCTTTTAATAGAATGACAGGAGCAGTCCTAGGATTTATGGCAACTGTGGGAACAGTACTTGCTGTAGTATCTGTAATTTATATGTTAGGAAAAGCACTATATAATCTTGCTATGAAAAAAAGAATTGCTGAAGCAAAACAATTTAACGAAATATTAGATAAGCAAACAGAGTCAGTAAAAAGATTAAATGCAGAGTTAATCAAAATGGGACAAGTCGTAAAGAAAGGACTAGTAACAGGGGCTGAGTATGATGTATTTTTAGGAAATGCTTTAGAAAGTACAGATTTAAATGAAAGATTGCAGGTGTTTGGCAGATTAAGAGAAGAAGCCCACAAAAATAAAGAAGGCTTCGGAGAACTTAGAGCTGAATTACTAGGAACATTTAGAAGGCTTGCTGATATTAATCCTGAGTTTGATAAATTTGCAAAAGAATTAGAACGAACAGGAAGATTGAGTGATAAATCTAAAAAAGCATTAAACGAATTACAAAAAGAAATCATGACAGTAAAAGCAGCTCAAGATGCTTTAACTCAAAGTCAAGGGGAAATGATAAAAGAGCAAAATAGACTTATTCAAGCTTTACCTAAAGTCCCTTATCAAAATCTAATAGATTTACTAAAAACACAAGCAAATGCTTACTTAGATTTAACTACTGCAGGAAAAGACTACGAAGATCATTTATTATCTACTATAATGAAGCTTGAAATGATGAATACTTTACAAGAACAAGCATTGCAGATACAAAAAGACCAAGTACTTTTAGACCAAAAGAAATCATTTAGCGGTTTTGCAGGAGATGGTACTGGCAAAAGACAGCTAGGTATAAAACAAGCAGAATTAAACTTACAAAAAGAAATCAAAAAGACTAATGATTTAATACTAAATATAAAATTAGCAGACCAAGAAGGCGACTCTACTAAACTTGCAGCATTAGCAGATCAAGCCGACTTACAATCAGATATGGTAGCAAAAGCTGCAACCTTAGTAGAATTAGAAAAACTAAGAGCAAGTCGTATGTTTATGACATTCAACAAACTATACCAGGATATAGAAAATGACTTAGGAAAAGCTATCGGAGCAGGGCTTAGAGGAGATAGTTCTGGTTTTGCTAAGATTGGTGAGAATATGGTAAAAACTATGACAGATGGAATTGGTCAGATGTTGTCAGAACAGTTTATCGAAGATATTATGCCAGACGCACTAAAACCAAAAAGTGCAGGGGATGAAATAATAACAGCCTCTCAAGAGCACGCTGCAAAAGTAAAACTTGCTATTGCTGAAGGTTCGTTTTTGCACTATGGATCAATCAAAAAAGGGTCAGAAGAAGGCGCAAAGGTAATGGATAAAGTACTTGTAAATAATGCAGGTAACTTACAGAAGATTTTAGACCAAATTAATATAGCCGAACATGGAATAGCACAGACAGAAAAAGAGCAGTTGTTTGGAAAAGGTGGAACTTTTGAAAAACCAACAGGAGGAGAACTCCAAAGAACTATCGATGAAAGAGATAATGCACAACAATTAAGTACTACTGCAGGAGTAATGAGCTTCATCAAAAAATCAGGATTAATGGGAGACGTTGCTACTAGTGAAGCAAGAACTTTTGCAGAAAAAGGAATGGGTATTACAGATACAACAAAACTTTATAACGAAAGAGCTTCTAGAGGAACTTTAAGTGATATAGGCAAGTTAAACCCTGAAGATTCGTATATACCAATGCAACTTGCAGACGGTAGTATAAGACTGGTTACTGGTAAAGAAATAACTGCTTATAAAAAAGCAACTGGATATAAAGGAAAATATACTGCTAGCAAAGTCGCAGGAGCAGGTAGCACAGTTGCTGATTTTGCACAAGGCGAAGGCAGCAGTGGTAGTAATTACTTCGGGGGTACGGGTGTAGCTAGACTTGAAGCTCTAATTCAAGCAGAAATAGATAAAAGTATAAATAGAGAAAACAGAATGTTCAAGGGAGCAAATAAAGATTACAGCAACTTCTTATTAGGAAATACTCAAGGAGCTAAAGCAGACGTAGACAATGCAAATCAAAAAATACTGGGAATACAAGCAGAAGGCAGCGTTATTGACAAAAGACTTGCTGCTTTTGACGGTACTACTAAACCTGCTTTTACTGAGACAACTATAACAGATACTAAAACTGGTTTGGGGTTATTTAATCCTGATGGAACTTTAAATGCAGAGTTTATTTCAAACTTCTCAGGAGGACTAGAAGGGCTGACTAAACTAGTAAACGAGGCAGCTGGAAAAGACGGAGAAGGCAATCCTCTCGACCCTAAAGAAAAAAGCACAGACCAATTTAGTAAAAACTTAAATCAATTTTCAGGAGTTATTGGAATGATGGGTGCTCTAACAGGAAAAGAAGAAGCTACAGCTAAAATTATGGCAAAAGTTGCAAAGGTACAGTTACTAATAGCTACTTACGAACAAGCAAAAATGGCATTTGAAAAAGGTACAGGCGCGCTTAGTATACTTAAACTTTTCATGGGTTTTGGTGGCGCAACCCCCGCAAGACAGGGTGGTATAATGTCAAGACATGGCCGTTCTTATGCAAGTGGGGGAATAGCCAGCGGACCAAACTCAGGATATATGGCAGAGCTACACGGTAGAGAAGCCGTAGTACCACTTCCAAATGGAAGAAGTATTCCAGTTGACATAGGCAAAGGAAAAATGGCAACAAACAATACAAACATTACTGTTAATGTTTCAGAAGGAGGCTCTTCAACACAAGTAGACTCAGATGGAGCAGCAGATTTAGCAGCCGTAATTAATATGGCAGTACAAGAAAGAATAGAAAAAGAAATGAGACCAGGCGGAATATTAGGAGCATAAGATGGCATTAGGATTTAATACAGGAAGCACATATGGAAGTAGACAAATAGTACCAGACAAAGGACTATCTAAGAAAAATAGTCCTGTAGTATTTATATCACAATTTGGTGATGGATATCAACAGCGTATTGCAAATGGAATAAACAATTTAAAACAAGACTTTTCAGTATCTTTTGCTACTCGACCTAAAGCAGAGATAGATGATATCATTGGATTTTTTGAAAGTACAAATGGTGTAACAGCTTTTAACTTTACTTTTGCAGATACAAATGCAAGTGGAAACGAAGAAACAGTAAAAGTCTATGTTAAAGACTTTGACCAAAAATGGGACTATGACGACTATTACACTTGTTCCGCATCACTAGTGAGGGTTTACGAAGCATAATGTCAGAAAATTTAGTAACAAAAGACTTACAGAAGTTAGACCCAGGCTCAGAGTTAGTAACTTTATTTGAATTAGAGTACTCTAAGGGCGACTTTATATACTTTACAGCAGGATTAGACGAAAGTTTAGGTGAAGTTCAAATGAGAGATTACTCAAATAATGCTCAAATTAATACTTATGTAGCAATACCTGCACAAGTAAAAGGAATAGAGTATAAAAATGATGGAGCTATTGCAAGACCTACAGTAACTATAGGAAATGCTACTACTGTATTTTCTAGTGCAATTGGCACTATAGATTATCAGACTTTTTTAGGATTAAAATTTGTAAAAAGAACTACTTTGAAAAAGTACTTGTATGGAGAAACTCCAGATGTAAATCCACCACAAGAATTTCCTAGAGATGTCTACACAATGGATAGAATTAAATCAAGATCAAAAATGTCAATTGCAATAGAGATGGTTGCACCTTTTGATTTGGAGGGAGTAAGAATACCTGCTAGAAATATTCTACCAGATAGATGTCCTTTTTTATATCAAGGTGCAGGAAAGCATCTTCCTGGATATCAGAAAGCCCAAAGTGGATGTACTTGGCATATAGAAGGAAAACATAACTCTTCAGTCCGAGCTTATGGAGATGGAACAGAATACACAGTTTATGTAAATACAGATGATGAGTATCTAGTTCCAAGCACAGTTACTTTTGCAACTGACATAAGTTCAATTGCAGAAAACTCATACTATAAGAATACAGAGAGTAGAACTAAGTATCATGCAGATGGAACTACTACTGCTGCTACTGTTACTAACTATTGGCAAGCAACTAAAACAACTAGCAGTCCTGGAACCGCAAATGATTCTAATATAAATTTTAGTAGAGTTAGAGTGTATACTACATATAATCATGGAACAGAATATTTTACTTACA